GTTATGTCAAAGTGACCAACCTGTCCGCTGACAAAGCTGACAATAAGAGCTTCAACCTGACGGTTCCTTCTCCCGACCGTCGTCCTGACGACCGTGTGCGTGATGACCGCACTTCTCTGGTGGTTCAAGCTAGCGCTGACCGTCCCGCTTACATCTATAGCGCTTCGATCTGCATTGGCCAGGACATTCCTTCCGCTGGTGAGCCTTCCTATCCTGCTACTCCTCTGACTGCAGATATCGACGGCACCAACACCGAGATCCTGCTGTTCGGTCCTGACAACAGCGGTTCTCCTTATGGCGTCCCCGCTACCCAGGCCAACGGTCTGGCTGCTGCGACCGCCATCACCACCGCATTCTCCTCCGGCACGATCGCCCAGGGTGAATCCGACGTTTCCGTGGCAGAAGCACCCTTCTGGACCGCCGTTACCACCGCCGGTATCGACGACCAGGATGCTGCAAACGCCATGATGTATCGCGTCACCGCTGACACCACCTTCAAGGTGTACAACGTCAACGCTGTGACCTCCACCTCCGTGGACGGCGACGGTGTCTTCATCAGCTCTGATGACAAAGACGCTGGCAAGGCCGCTTACATCATCTGCCGCGTCAACTACCTGCGTCCTGCCGCTGCTACCACCTTCATGGACATTGTTGGCAGCCTGGACTTCGCCTCTCAAGTGGGCGGTAACGACGAGTGATAATTTCGCTCTGATATGCATACAGCGGGTCTTAATGGCCCGCTTTTTTATTGTCCAGATAGATTAATTTTGGTATGCTATATCAGTAATCGTCTATGGCTATGTTGTATCAGAATCGAGTGACTGGTGGTCTTGTTGAGGTTGTATCTCAGCATGGCGAAGGTATTCTGATGTGCCTCGATGCGAACGAAGAAGTTCTTTATATCAACGAAGACGACCTCTCACCACATCTCGATGCGACTGTCGAGCAAGAGCGCAACGAAGTACGTCTTACGGAAGACCTGAAGAAAGAGGGAGCCAATCCTGCAAAACCAACGAAGAAAGAGACTTTCCCGATTGATACACGGGTGAACATCAATCTTGCCTCTGCCCGTCAAATTGCGGATGCTCTGCCTGGTGTCGGCCTTAAAACTGCACGCGATATCAAGGACCTCCAGCTTTCTCTCCCTGGCGAACGGTTCCAGCGTTTAGAGCAACTTAAGTCAATCAAGCGTATTGACTGGGAAGAGATTTTCAAGGAGAACCTTGTGCGCGTCGAGTGATTATGTGCGCGTGTTAATGTGTTATTGATGCATGTAAGACGTGCACAGTAACGCTTTGGCAGTGTTAAATGCAGCTTGATACTTTTATAAAATCGAAAGTCCGATGGCATTTGGGTTACAACACCACGTCGATTCCTGCTGGTGATTTAGCCCGTCTTGAAGAAGCTCTCGACAACGTTCCCGACTCTTTCTGGTATGACAAGATCGTCGAGCAGATCGAGCGTTGTGACGAAGCCGAAAAGCGTACAGATATGACCGGCACCATGAATAACTCGACGGTGCCTAGAGGTCGAGTTGAGTCAATTGCTGGTGACGTTGATCGTACTATCGCGACCACGGATTTCAAAGAAACGTTGAAAACGTGGACGCAGATTTATTTGTACGAGACTGATCGTTTGGCGTTGCATTTATATGTACCTAATTACAGAAACCCTGAGCAGGCTCGTTACCGTTTCAATAGAGAGGGTGCGGAGTTCATCCAGGCTCTTCCTGGCCCTGCTGATGTTGCTGTCGGCACCCGCCTCCTTCTCGAAACCAATCATCGATAGTACCGTGAAGCAAGTATCTCAATCGCAGCTTGCAGGTCTCCTCAGGCAAGAAGGTGTTAAAGAAGATCTGATTCCGACCATGGTTGCAATCAGTCAGGCAGAATCTGGTCTGAATCCGCGTGCTTTGAATCCCGACAGAAGCACTGGCGATTATTCGTTTGGTCTGTACCAGATCAACATGATTGATGAGCCTGGCTACATGCTGGGTGCAGAACGCCGTAGAAATTTGGGACTCAAGGCGAATGAAGAGCTTTATGACCCCAAGACCAACGTTCGTGCTGCAAAGTCAATTCTGGACTCGCAAGGCCTTGGAGCCTGGTCAGTTTATAAGAGTGGTGCATATAAAAAGTATCTCCCAGGAGCTCAGAAAGCAGCTGGTGTTTCGTCTTCTGTGCCAGAACTGACCGCACCTCCTCCAGTAGAGCCCGAGGCAGATAAGAAGAAAGCTTCTGGTGTGAACATGAGCTTTTTGAAGAACTACATCGGTGGTGGTATTGGTGGGACCAAGGTTCTTGCACCAAAGTCTTTTGATGTTTTAGGTGCACTTAGAGGCGCATTCAAAGCTCCAGAGTTGATGGACTGATGAGATTCGCTGCTGTCCCTGGATATAGTCAATCGTTTCCTGTGACTTACAGGAATATGTATAACGATTATCAGATGCAGACGTCAGGGTTTAGTGATCCTTTCAACATGGCAAGAAAGGAAGAGCACACTCCCTGTAACTTTGTCGTATCCTACACGGGCGAAGATGACCCCCGCTTTCAATTAAACAACCCTGCTTATATGAGGGAGGTTACGCGCTCACACGCAGATAACATTCCCCCTGTTATTCTTAACAAAAGACCTATGCAAGCGCAATGGCAGGCGTAAATTATTTTCAAGATACTATTTTTGACACCAGCACACAGCTGACCGCTCCTGGTAACGGCAGCGAAGTTCAGGTTGCTGTCAATAATTATTTTGCAACGTCAAGCTACACGTTGTTTGTAAAGGTTGCTGCTATTAACACGAATGTCGTGGTGGCTCTTCAGGGTAGCCTGAACAACAGTGATTGGGCTGACATCATCGCTGATCAGACAATCACGGCAAACGGGAATTATTTTTATAGTGTTACTGGTCGCCCTGTCAAGTACATCCGCCCAGTGTTTGTGAGCGAAGCTGGCGGAACTGCTGCCACGGTTGATTTCACCGTCGCTGCCCTTTGATGTGGTTAAGCCTAGGACTGATTTGGGTTACATGCTGGGCTTACGCCGGAATGAGATACCAGCAGAACCTGCAGGCAAAGCAACATTTGGAAGAGGAACTCGTACACGAATGGCGGGAGATAGACTTCCGCTAAACTTATTAGTACCGGGATACAGCCCTGAGCCTTATGTTTCCGGCTCAGAATTGCGCGATGAACTTCGTCCTTCACTTCCTTTCCCGCAAGAGTTAATTAGTTAAATGGCTGACAAGAAAATGCCCCCTGAGCTTTTAGCTCACTTCAAGAAAAAGCAAGAAGACAAAGAGGGTTCCGACAAAGAATCAAAGATGACCGATAAGGAGAAGCGCAAGGACGCTCTCTCCAAGGCGCGTAAGCGTATGGAAGATAAGAAAAAGAAAGACTGAACGCATACCGCTATAATACAAATAACGTTATCAGCTGAATAAAAGTGTCAAGCAGTAGTTCAAATAAACAGCCGTTGATGGTCGATCGTCCGGCCACAACTTCGACTCTGTTGACTGTGGCTTCAGGTCAAGACTTTAGTACGAATCTGGTGCCGACTGCTGTTGGTAACGCAACTAAAGTTTTTGACGTTGACTCAGGTGCTACTGACACGTCCATTTCAGGTGCATATATTGATGAAATTTGGCTGCGCTACACCAAGCGTTGCCTGGAGTTTATCGACGCTCAGGCTGTCACCACAGGAACTTACTCTGCAAATAGTACGACGGTCACTGTAACCATTACAGGCGGACACAATGCACGTGTTGGCCAGAAAGTATGGTGTGATTTTACTTCTTATAGCTCTGGTGCTGTACCGATCGATGCTGAATTAACGATCGCAACTGTTACTCCGACAACGTTCACTGCAGACATTCCAAGCCTTAGCGGCACCATCACTGGTAACGTGAGCGTGCGGCTGCCTATTGATATCTGTTTTTATTTGGTAAACGTCGGAACTGTTAGCAATACAAACCAGTTCTTCCCACTTTTCGTTTCAAGCGTCGAGGCTGTTGGCTCCGAAGTCGTTTACAGCCTTACCGACAAAGAGGATTTGCCTTTCATCAACCACCCTGTTGTACAAGCCGGTACAAACATGGGCAGTGCAAACAGCAACAAGGCCCTTAAGAGTCGCGGCCTTATGCTCAAGCGTGGTCAAGCACTTTATGCTGCTGTAAGCGGCTCTACAGCCCTGACAAACGGCTTCTATGTAGGGGTCCAGGGCGGCTTCTATTGATTTAAGACAATGCCATTCGGAGTTGGTGGATTTGGCTCATCGTCGAATCAAAATTTTGATGGCAAGTTTCAAAAAAAGTTTGAAAAGCAAACAGATTTTAGTGGTAACAAAAGGCAGAAGTTTAAGCCCAGAGCTTTTGACTTCGAGCCTGTAGATAAAGAGTTTGATAGTGAGACCAAGTTCTATAACACTGAGTCGCTGTGGTCCCGTTGGCGCCGTGGCTATGATCTTTATTCAATTACCCAGACTTATTTAGGAACGAGTTCAAAGGATCGAAATACACGTGGTGATTTCCGCATGTATTGCGCATTCCAGCAGTTCCCTGGTGTGTTCATTCCTGCAAGGGTATTCACCTTTCCAAGTAGCACGCCAGAAATTGGAGAACAAATGGTTGGTATTCGCGATACCAATAGCTTCAGTTTCTATAACTTCGGTCTTCCAATCGATGCTGTGCGTTATACACGTGCTGCTGTCACCGGAACCTACAGTCAATCAGGCACAACGATTACGGTTACAGTTGATGACCATGGTTTTAGTGTCGGCGATGACATTTATTTGGACTTCACAACCGGTAACGGTGTAGATGCGACACTCGCCATAACCGCTGTCACCACCAATACGTTTGATTGCACCGCTGCGGCAGCTGTAACGACATCTGGAAATGTAACTTGCCGCCGCATAACGACCTTCACGGATCTTTTGTGGGCAGAAATGCGTGTAGAGATTCGTTTCATACCAACACCAGTCAACTTTTTCGCTGGTGAACGCCTTGCAGATCGCGTGATCGAGCGCGACACGGGCATCGTCTCTACTTATTCTCAGGCTTTTGGCGTCATCACCATAAATTGCGGCTCATCACAGCATGGCTTGACAGCTGGCAATGAAGTTTTACTGGTGTTTACCACTGGATCAGCAATTCCAGGACTTTATAAGGTCGCAAGCGTGACAAGTGATTTTATTTTTACGGTTACTGCACTGACAGGAGGCTCGACTTCAGGCGTAGCTGTCTTAACAAGACGTCTTCGCGACTATAACTATGAAGATTATGTAGGTTACACAGTCACAGGAACTGATCAAGGAACGAATGAAATTATTTTTAAGCGTGAGGACAGCTATCAATCGAAAAAAGTAAATGATAAACAGACAATCATTACGCCTGCAACTAGAGGTTTTACTACAGGTCGGTATCTCACTACTGAATTGAGATATCAGTGCAGTTGTCCAGACTTTGTTAAGAGAAAAGGCTTCAATCTCTATTCAGAATCACAAAAAAGACGTTTCCCATTTACTGAAATCGGCTCGGTAAAGCCAGGTGAGCGACTGGAACGCGACGGATCGAAGGATGACGTCCGTGACGACGTTGGTGTGTTTGCTGATTTTGGTTTTATGACTGTAAATGACTTTTTCAGTCTGCCTACGTACGAAGACACTACAGAATTTTCATATCCAAACATGACTTACTACCAGATGCGCTGGTGTAAGCATATCTACGCTGCAATGTGGTCCATTGTTCATGATGAAGGCAACGAACCAATCGATATTACGGCCAGATACGAGCAGGATGGCGGTCCCAATATCACTATTGATGCCGTTGATCATGGTTTGGGTGAAAATACGAGGGTCATATGTGATTTCACCAGTGGTTTGGCAGAAAAAGGGGAATTTATTGTCACAGAAGTAGTGAACAAAGATCAATTTAAGATTATTTATCCGATTGATCAGACAACTGCTGGTTATGTGAAGATAACAAACCTTAAAAACCACGAATATGTAGGTGCATGGCTCCGTGAACCCAATGACCAACCTTTGGGCATAGCTTTAGAGCGTTTCTACGACAATTTAGAGAAACAAAATGACCGTACGAAGCTCCAGGCACAGAGAATGTCCATGATGGGCTATGGAATGCCGTGGACGGGTGCTTTGGAGATTTCAGGTGACCGAAATCAGCCCGAACAGATCGGTAATTTCAATGCCAATCTCATCAGCATGTTGATGACTGGAAGAATACGTCGTGACGAAGAGGGGCAGCTCGATCGAGATGGCATCACCCAGAACGAGACAATGGGTATGCTGACAATGATGCAGAAGGTGTTCAATATCGATCCAACATTGATCACTGATGTCAAGATCGGTATGTTGGATCAGCCTCTTACTGATTACACGAGCGATTTCCAGTTCGGTGAAATTGATGGCGGCACTTACACTAGCGGGGTCCCTGCGACAAGCCCCGACGATAGTGAATTAGACTGTAGATCATATTCAGTGCCTGATATTCAGCCGATTCTGGTTGACTGCGGCCTCTACATCAACGGTTAAGAATGACAGTTCAGATACTTAGTCGGCGTTCTTCAGTTGCAAATGATCGCCCCACTCCTACTCGCATTGGTGAGGCAGAACTTTGTATCAACTTCAATGCCACTGACCCTGGCGTTTACTTCAAGGACAATACGGCAGCTCCTGGCACTGGTTTAATCAAGATTGGTCCAACTCACGTCAGCGCTACTGCACCCAACACTCCAGCAGCAGGCTTCGCAAGTTTCAGCAAAGGAGAGTCCTGGCTCGATACGGCGAGCACGCATGTACTGAAAATCCACGATGGTAGTAGCTTTCAAACCGTCAAAGCCGTGGTTTCTCGTTCTGCTGGACAGCCAAGCAATCCTGTCGATGGACAGCTTCACTATGACACGACAGCTACGAATCTATTGATGTATGACGCAGATGCAGCGGCTTGGGTGACTCTTTAATTTGAAAGGAGATGGTCAAGGATCCGATCGAGTTTGGTATGCACTGACTCAATCTCTCGTCTGAAGTCTTCTTTAAGTACATATTCTTTCGTCATACTGTCGTAAAGAGAATCGTAGTCATCCTCCAGGCGTTCAAATCGTCTATCTATTTTTTTATTGAAATTATTCAAAGCACGCGAAAGTCCTGTGAAGGCACCGATGCCGCCTGTGATTACAGCTGTTATCAATTCAGGTGACATCCTTACTTCTCTTATCTAACCATTCTAAAGGGTCAAACAATTTAGAATTAGTGATTATAGGGTCGAAATATGGCAGGCTATGAGCCCAATATAGAAGGCGCGATTGCAGTTTTAGTAGATCTAATGACTGCTAATGCCTTCACAATGACTCGACAACCTTACGAGCCAAATTACCGTGGGCTTGTTGATGCAGTCATTGATCTCAAAGAAGGATTCCCTGTATTTGCCCCGGAAAGAATTGGATTTGACGCCACCACTTTTGAGGCCGTGGCCGATGGCGATGCTTTGTATATGAGGAGTAGTGACGGTCAAGTGGGTAAAGCCCAGGCAGACGGTACACAGGACGAAGCGCTCGTCGTCGGTTTCGCAGACGATGCTGCTGCGTCTGGTGCGACTGTGAAAGTTCTTGTTGCCGGCTTACTGGATTATCCGAGCACTATCGACCCAGGTGATGTGTATTTTCTCAGTACGACCCCTGGAGCTATATCTACATCACCACCAACAGGTTCTGGTGAATTTGTAGTGCGTGTTGGAGAAGGAGCAACTACATCAGAGTTCAGTATTCAACTTGAGCCACCGATGAGGCTGAACTGATGTCGGGAGTAAGTAATTACGAGCCGTATGCTCCGAATGCTGAGGGGCTTACTCAAGTACTCCTCGACTTGAAAGATACTATGGCAGGAAAAACCGTTTATGCGGTTGCTGGTTTTGGTGCTCTTGCGTTCGAAAATGTGACTCAAGGAGCAGCTCTCTATTCGCGTTCTTCAGACGGAAAGGTTGGTTTAGCGCGAGCTGCAGGGACGCTAGATGAAGCCACTGTTGTCGGATTTGCCCAGACCGCAAAGAACACTGGCGAGGAAGTTCGTGTTTTGACAGTGGGTGTTCTCGCCACTTCTGGTTTAGATGAAGGGGATCCGTTTTACCTTGCTACAGGTTATGGCGGTATAACATCTACGCCACCATCAACAGCTGGACAATATCTTGTACGAGTAGGTGAGGCATCAACGACGGCGAACTTGATTATCCAATTAGAGCCTCCGATTCTTCTGAGTTAATTTTTACCACTGATAGGATAGATCCATGGCAACAAGAAACTCATTAATCCTTAATTCAGGATTTATCCAGGAGCTAAACACTTCTTCGGATAAGTTAAATTTTGCTGGCAATAGCACTTCTGATCTTTCTGAAGGAACTAATCAGTACTTCACAAATGCCAGAGCCAGGGGTGCAATCTCTGTAACGGATTCTGGTGGCGACGGTTCCCTTGCTTATAACTCAAGCACTGGTGTAATTACTTACACAGGACCCAGTGCTAGTGAAGTACGCGCTCATCTAAGTGTTGCGTCGGGATCAGGACTTACTTACAACAGCGGGACGGGAGAGTTTGGCACAAACGCTATACCAAATAGTCAGTTAGCCAACAGTTCTTTGACAGTTGGTTCTACCAGTATTTCACTAGGCGCTACTGCAACTACGGTCGCTGGGCTAACATCACTGACCTCTACCACGCTTGAAGGCACGACGACCGTACGGGTTGGTGCAGCCGATGCAGCAAACGGGATTGTCCTTAACTCCTCCGGGATTACATTCGAGGGCTCTAGTGCTGATGCGAGTGAAACAACTATTTCAGTAACAGATGCCACTGTAGATCGTTCGATTGTTTTCCCAGACGCGGGTGGTACTGTAGCGCTGCTGACATCTCTGAGTGCTAGTAATAGTGGAACAGGTCATGGATCTTTAGCGTATAACAATTCGACCGGCGCATTTACTTATACAAAGGTTACCGCTGCAAATATTAGAGGCGAAATTTCAGTAACTGATTCTGGTGGTGACGGCAGCCTCGCTTACAATAACTCAACAGGAGTAATTACTTATACAGGTCCAAGCGCTAGTGAGGTTCGTGCTCATTTAAGTGTGGCGTCAGGATCCGGTCTTACATATAACAGCACAAGTGGCGAGTTTGGTACGAATGCAATTCCTAATTCTCAATTAGCAAACTCGACAGTAACAGTTGGATCTACCTCAATTGCTTTAGGAAGTTCAGCTACGACTATTGCAGGCTTAACGTCCGTGACCTCAGCTGCCGTGGTGACTAACGATAGTGGCTTTAGAGTTAGAGATAACTCAGACAATACAAAACAGCTTGCTTTCGAGTGTTCAGGAATAGCATCCTCAACGACTCGAACGATGACCGTTCCTAATTCGAGCGGCACCATCTCTACAGAAGATTTTGCTACCGCAATTGCAGTTGCATTAGGATAGATCTATGGCAACCCAAGTACAATTCCGCAGAGGCACAACTGTCCAGCATTCAGTCTTTACAGGCGCCGCTGGTGAAGTTACTGTCGACACTGATAAGAATGCATGCGTTATTCACGATGCAGTAAGAGCAGGGGGCTTTCCTCTCCTGAGAGATGATGGAAGTAATTCTGAACTTGCTTTAGGTTCACTTAGCAGCTGTGCTCTCAAATTTGCTTCGGACCCTAACACTGGTATCATCTCACCGGGACCCGACCAAGTGTCGTTTGTGACGGGTGGTGTTGCTAGGCTTACAATAGATTCAGCTGGCGCTATTAGCGTTCCGGGTAATGTCACGATTACTGGAAGTTTGACAGTAAGCGGTGCATTCGATTCATCCGAAAACCTCGCTCTGATTGTCGCCTTAGGATAATATGGCAAACACTTTTAAAATCGACACTAAGTCAAGCCTCGTGACCACGGCGATCACGGACGCTGCGACTAACGTTCTTACCGCAGGCAGCACCGCAACCTTGGTGCTTCTTAGTTGTTTGGTTTCAAACAAGTCAAGCAGTAGCGCTGATGTCGATATTTACCTGGTGACGAACACAGGCGACGATGTGTATCTGATTCGTAACGCTCCAGTACCGGCTGGTTCGACTTTGGAGGTCATCGCCGGATCGAAGATTATTCTTGAGTCAAGCGATGTTCTTCGTGCAAGAAGTGATACAGCAACCGCACTTGATTTATCTATTAGTTACTTAGAACAGACTCCTTAATAGGTCATGGCATTAACTAAAAATGAAGCTCTTGAATTAGTAAATGCCTTGACTCTTCGCGTAGAAGAGCTTGAAGCCATTCTAAATCCTGTTGCAATTCTTGCTCAGGAGGATACCTCGTGGATTGTCGTAAGGCAGAAAAGAGATGCTCTATTGCGATCCACAGATTGGGTCATGACTCCAGGATCAACCATCGATCAAGCTGCTTGGGCTGCATATAGACAAGCACTTCGTGATCTTCCTCAAACTTATCATTCTGCTAGATTAAAGGATATTAGTTGGCCCATTCAGCCTAGTCTGTAAGGAATTTAAATGGCTTACATCGGTAACGACCTTGAGGTAGCTTTCCAAAGTTATCTGATCATTGATGATATCAGCAGTGGCTTTGATGGATCTGAAACGAGTTTTACTCTCAATGTAAACGGTGCTGTTCCAGTCCCTTTCCCGATCAATCCTCAGCAATGTCTGATCTCGGTTGCTGGTGTTATTCAGGAGCCTGATCCGACAGGTTCATCAGGTTTTAATTTATCTGGAAATAATATTGTTTTTAGCTCTGCTCCTGCAGGCAGTGCTTCTTTCTTCGGTGTTGTTCTAGCTGGCGCTGATTATGTCAATGTAGGTGTTGATTTTCCTGCGGGCAGTGTCGCCGCGCCCTCGATTACCTTCGTCACGGACAAAGATACCGGGTTCTTCTCAAAAGCAGCCAATGAAATTGGTATTGCTTGCGCTGGTACTGAAGTTGGTGTGTTCAGCTCCACTGGTCTGAGCAGTGGTTTTGCTAACGGGTCTGTATCCAGCCCCAGCATATTTTTCACGTCGGACACAAACACCGGCCTATACAATTCAGCAAATAATCGCCTTAACTTCGCTACAAATGGTGTAGAACGCTTAGATATTGGCGTTTCCTCGATTATAGTCAATGGTCCTGGTAACGATGTTGATTTCCGTATTGAGGGCACCAGCGATCAACACCTTTTTAACCTCGATGCAGGTAATAACAGAGTTGGTATCTCTACATCGTCTCCCTCAGCACTTCTCGATGTTGACGGTGGAGATGCGCTGATTCACGGAGTCACTGTTGGTCGTGGATTGAATGACGTTGCGACGAACACGGTTGTAGGCAACAACGCACTGGATGCAAACACCACGGGCAATAACAACACCGCTATTGGTGACGAAGCCCTGTCGGCTTGCACAGAGGGTTTCAGGAATACTGCAGTTGGCGCGAGCACGTTGGTTTCTCTTACTACGGGAGACAACAACACTGCTATTGGTGCAGACGCACTTGAGGCAACTACTACGGGGAATGACAACGTAGC